TGGCTATTATTCGTTTTCTTCCTTGTTTCCATAAGCTTTATAGTCAATGTACTTGACCATCACCCATGGAACAAACACAGCATGTTCGCCGGAGCATGGCGTTACGACAATCCCGAATGTATCTAAGGTTAGTAGAGTTCGGTTCTCCATAGCATTTCCATCACTGCACCACACCGTTACTTTGCTTCCGCATTGATCAACTAGATTATTAGACATACTTAACACCCCTTACCTTTCTTCCCTGCGCCCTTTTTCATCGGCATCTTACCCATCATTCCCATTTCCATCTTGCCCATATCGGGCTTCTTGCCGGACTCTTTCATCGCTTGTTTTGCTGTTTTCTTAGCCATCATAGCTCCTCCTTATATTAAAAATAGCGTATGGATCTCACCTTTTGTATACCGAAACAACCCAATCTTATAGCTAATAATCGGCGGTTTGTCTTTTCCTCTCCTATAGCTCTCTACCTTTACCCTCTCAAGTTTAAGCACCCTGTCCACCTCCTTGTTCTTGCGCCATAATCTGCTCAACAACTGCCATTAACTCATTCGGATTATCCAGCAACACCATCAACTTATCAGGTTCCATCTGCATTAACAACCTCGCCACAGGTTCAGGAAGCTTCTCTAACGCCTTCATTATCTCAGGTGATAGTTTCGGCTTGCCCTGTGGTTGCTTACTGCTCTCAGGCGATTGTGTGACCTGTGGTTGCTTTCCTTGGTTCTGCGCTTGCATCATAGCTTGCATTTGCTGTATATCCTCGACAGTAAGCTGTATCCCTGCCTTAGCAGCCATTTGTATTTGTCCCGATGGCGGCAAATCCTTAAACGGTATCGACTCGGTGGGAGGCTTTGGTATTTCCTGCTTAGGTGGAGCCTGTTGAGATTGCTTAATAATCTCGCCCATCTCATCAATGACAGCCTGAAGATCGGGAACACCCAACTTATTAAGCAACTTCAAGAATGTTAGATTGCCGGGGTTTGGTTCAAACCGTCCTTGTCCTGCCAAGTTGCTCAAGGTGTTGAATATCTCAACTCTCGACTTCATAAAACCAGATTCAGCACTAATCTCGATATCAAAATCAGGATAAATGTAGTTTCCTGATTGATCCTTGAGCATTGCCAATCTGTCAAACTTGCCATACTGAGCTTTTGGTTTAGTAGCGTTGGGGTCCGCGGTAGGAGGTACAGGGGCTTGCCCCGGCATAGCTGGTGTACCTGGAGCTGATGGCATAGGTGGCGCAGGTGGTTCACCTTTAATCCTGAACGGCCTCTCTTCGTCTACAAAGGCTAATGCAAAATCTGCAATAGTTCTGTATATCCTCTTGTACGCCGATGCCTTATAAGCCGATTTAAGGGCTACCTTGAAGTTTGCTTGCTCAACATACACTTGTGCTTGCTTACCAGACGTTACGCCTTGATCTCGCACACCAAGAGCTGAATTTGTTGCCCCGGTCAGTAATTGCATCCATTCTTTGAGTTGATTAATCCAGGCTACTCCGTCAACATTGCCCCTCATGTTGATCTCTTTGACGTTTTGGTTAGGATCTTGCACATAATGAACCTTTGAAATTGAAGACTCCAATGCTATTTTTAACTCTTGACTTCCAACTAAAAGCTGAATATTTCCCTTTAAATGTTCCTCTTCGTGTTGATAAACCGCCTTCTTGATTGCCTCGTTGATGTCGTGAATATCTTCCATGATGGAGATTCCCCAAAAGGACTTGTCCCTTGGGATAAATGGTTGATAAATGAGGTCCCATGACTTAGGGATGTAGTAGTCGGCTTCCTTGCCTTCATATTCATGGCTTGCTTTTATGGAAGTGCCATCTTCATCCCGACGATGATAAAACTTAGGTATGTGTTTAATCACTAAGTCACCAGACCACCAGAACTTACATATGTCGCCATCTTCATCCTTGTATGATGTTTCAATGATGGTGTACTTCTCTAAGCCCATTTCCTGATCGCCAGATTCAGAGTCGCCTACATTAATTCTCTGTGAGCCGGACATTTCGTCGTATTCGTGGAATAGCTGCGCTTTTTGCTCAAGCATTTCTTTTGTAATGTCCTGCCATTTACGGGTAATGTAGTTCGCTGTGCGGTTGTTAGGATGATGGTAATGCTCCATATCATCGATTGATGTTGCGCCGTGGTTAGGGATGATGTCTTTAGGGTGCGGCATAGAGATTTCTATTTCTCCGACATAGCCAGCCTTTTTGACGCTGTTATTCCAGTGGATTTTATGAAAGGCCCCGCCGAACTTCATAACCCTGCGTTCATTGTGGAGGTTGATTTCTTCTAATGAAGGCTGGGCAGAACGAACAACATACATGACGTATTGTTTGAGCTTTTCAATCGATTCCTCATCATCCTTGGATATAGCTTGGAAATCGGGGTCCGGAACTTTTAATTCGATCAAACTTTCTACGATCATTCGAGGAAAGTTGATATTAGTCCTCATGGTCCGGTTGGAATTACTAAATTCATCCTCGACATTCTGGAAGTCCCGGCCAGCATCATAGATTGCTTCCCACTCATCGAACCTTGCATCCCATGGCTTCTTAGCCCTCTTATCAGCCTCGAATACTGGTTGCCATTTTTCTATGAGTTCGCGGTCGGCTTCTTCTTGTTCAGCATTTTGAACCATTTCTTTTTTGCCCATGATTTTACCAGCCACCTTTTTTGCTTTGGTTAGTAGTGACATTGTTTCACCTCATTTCAAGCGTAGAGAAGGTATACTTAGGTATTCCGGTAAACTTCAGGTATACTCACTTCTTCCTCCGATATTTAGCCATCTCGACATACTTATCTTCAAAATCAATATTAGCCTTGACCCTCGACTTTTCTTCTTCGCTCATGTTGGCGGGGAGTTCGAATTTGGCGTTGCGTTCGATTGTGAAGCGCTGTTGGGATCTTGACACGTTTGCCACCATATCACTGAAAAGTATGTCATCATGCTTTCCACTTTCTGCGTCCGGTCTACCGTTTTTATCCATAACGAAAGTGAGACATTCCTGGAGCATACCGATGTGTGTGAAGAGGTCGATGTTGTCACGGATTAACGCGATTTCGAGCGAGATCATATAGGGCCGCGTATTAGAGTCAGTTCTGAATCCATTTTTGTATTGCTTTTTATGACCAACTTCGTCGATAACTTCACGTCTATATTGCTTAGGGTAATTGAGGCGCTCTAATTCCTTCACGCTGTAGATATTAAAATTTATTTCTATGGAAATAAGAGCGTTGTTATAGTACCTGCCTAGGCAATACATTTGGTGCGTGTAGGTATCAGGGTCAACCTTTCCGTATAGAGTTGCTACACGCTTTCCCGTATTGTTGTTAATCATTGTTCCTGTAAATCTATCAGCATCGCCAGAACCAGCTGTATCCCCTCCCAAGACGAAAGGATGCCCAAGCTTAGGTTCATCGTAAATATAGATGTAGTCGCCGACTCCCTGAACGAACTTAATTGAGCTATCTATTATCTTATCTTTTGTTTCGGGGTCATTCCACTCAAAGAGAAAACACCCCCGTTTTGGTGGGGATGTTTTGTATTGTTTTTTAAGGCGTTCTATTTGCATGAAAATTTGGTTGGAGTTAAAGACGGGCCTACCAGTAGAAAGGAACGCTTCACTGGCGAAGCTAGGGATTCTCCTGGTGCATGAGATCAACGTCCCCACCACAGTCGTTCTTCAACTTCCACCTGTACCATTTGATCTGATTAAAATTAACTCCATACAGGTTTATTAAGTTCTTTTCATAGTCATTAAGATTAAGAACTTGTAACGCTTCTGGTAGATTCATACTCATCACCTGCTTTTATAAATTCTAGATATTGGCGAACCGTGTTGTCTTTTCTCTTATATATTGCGTGAAATTCTTTATGGCACTTCCTGCAAAGAACTACTCCGTTTATAGGTATGAATCTAAGTGACGGGTAACTAGAGTAGTTCTTTAAATGATGCACATTAAGGTATCCGCTACGCGTGCCACATTTGTTGCAGGTATAGTTATCCCTCATGAACACTGCCTTTGTAAATATCTTGTATTCATTACAAGTTCTCTCTGTTACAAACTTTGGTTCAGTTCTTCCAAGACCCAACAGTCTTCCCTTGGAAATGTTTAATTTCCATTCTACGGAAAGTTTCTTACCTCTTCTGCCGTCTACATATGTTTTTAACGACTTAGACAACGTCTTGGATTGCTCTTTACTAAAATGATGCCCATAGAATGGATTAAGTTCTCCTTTATTAATTCTGCTTTTTGATTTAGCGTAGCATTCTGGTCCACATACAGGGTCGGTCCTTATTGCCCTTGACCTAATCCTCTGTATATCATTTCCACATTCACAGCACTGAATTGTCACAAGCGCGCTGTACCTGCTCAATGCTTTCTTTGCGCTATTGGTATCTATCCCAAATCCTCTAAGCCTGAGGTATATTGTCCCCTTAGACACTGACAATATAATGCCTATCTCGGCTATGGTTTTATTTTCATCAATATATAATCTCCTTAGCTCAGATTCCTCTATCACTATTCTAGGTGGCATACCCATCAGTCACCACCTTTGTTTTCCGTGAATACTCTCCATGCTTCTTCTTCTGTTTCAGTCATCGCCATGGCGTAGTCTTTGTAATCAAACCATGAGAAAAACATAGGTATAAATGCGTTTTCTCCAGCTACCGCCTTGTCCCACAGGTCTTTGAATGAATTCATTCCCGAAGCTGTGCTTTCTATAATTACGATAGTGCCAACGATACTCGGAACAGAGTTTAGTATTCCATTAAGGGTTTTAAGTGGATCTCCTGAGTAAAACGCGAACTCCGAAAGATGGACGTAGTGGTATGTATCCGACCTGCCAATCCCATCGCTACCAGCCGTCTGTACCTTTATCTTGGAATTTAAACCCTCCTGTTTTCCTTTGTAATATGGTGGCTTGTTGAATATTAACTCTCTTGCGTTTGAGGCTTGTTGTAGCGGTTTAATGTGGTCAGGCAAACACGAATTAGAGTATTTCGCTTTATCGAAAATCGCATTGGTGCTATCGTCTCGATGAGCTACTACAAGTGCATTGCGGTTTTTGTTTTTAATTGTTCGGCAAAGAAACTTCGCTTGGGAATATGTGGAAATTCCCTCCTGTCTCGCTTTTAATACAATTATCCTAGCAGGGATGCCTTGCGATTCTAATTCCTTTATTTTATCCTCTATTTGCACTTGGATACTGTTTAGAACGAACGGAACCTGGGCACCATTCTTGTTTACAATCTTAACATAGTATTTTAGCCAGTCGGAATCGTTTCTTTTGGCTAACTCTTGCTGCATTGCCGCCAACGAGGGCAGGTCGCTTGCTTTTATCTTTGGTTTTTCAGTAGGGTCATTATTAATTTGGATTTTTTCCTCTACGATTGACTTCTTATTTGGCACGGCTTTTGTGGTACTCGGTTTTTTAGCTTCCATTCCCTTATCACTCCTTAACTATATTATACCATAAGCTTAATGCAGTTGCAAACACTTTAACTAAATGATACAATACATTTGAGGTGAGAAAAATATGGGAGAATTAAAGAACAAGGTTCGATTTTCATCCACACTACCAATTGAATTGAGCAGAAGATTAAAAGAAAGTTCCGACAAGACTTTAATACCTATAAGCAAAATATTAGAAAAGGCAATTGCCGATTATCTGAACGGGCTAAAAAAATAGCTCGTTCTTTTTTTACTACCACTTCGCCCACCCAATCATAGCCTCATACCTCTCATCCTGACTAGCCACAACAAATGCCTCTTCCCTGCATCTAACTCCATTCCACAGGGTACATGAAGCGCAGTTTGTTTTTTCGTAGGTGGGATCTGATGGTATGAACTTTTTACAACTTCTGTTTTCTCCCATAGGATTACCTCCGACGAAAAAATGTTCCAACAGATTCAGCCAATATTATTCCGATAAAAAATGTCATCCACGGATGAATAAACATCCATGAAACTACTGTTTGATTTTCCATTGAGTTATCCTCCTAAATTAGCTTGGATCTAACGTTTGCTGCTCCGTTTAAATCTACGTTTGGTTGAGCATAGCTTGGACTTAATGGATAGATGGGTTATGTTTGGTTATATTCAAGGGATTTTGTTGGGGAGAAGGGGGTGAGGGGAAAACGATTAGTTTTTTAATCCCAATTCAGACATAGCATCAGCAATTAACTCCTTGGAATTAGGACTCATGGCGGTTGAACAAACTAGGTACATCATACACTTCTTGCATAACCCCTACCACTCTTGAATTCATTCTCCGTCACTGTACAGGATTCCATATCCTCTAAACTCATATTGCAATATCCTTTAATTGTTTACATTAAAAATGAGGTAAATTTACCTCAGAAGTGCGGTAATTCTACCTCAAAAAATAATGGCATCAAACCCTTGGGAGAGTAAGGCTAAGGCCTGTTTTCTATTCACGTCTAACTCTTACTCTCTACTATACGGCGTTCTTAACTTCGGCGTTCTTAACTTTCGTCGTTAATATTGAAGTTACTTTCTTTCCAGCTTTAAACGCTATTAGATTATGATCAGCCTTGCAACGCCTGTGAAACTCAGCATCAAATAGGCTAAATAGATAGCTAGGGACATTGCCCATCTGATAAAGAAAAGGGTTCATATAGTAAATTTCATATTCCCCACTCTTCCACATGCCAAGTGCATTTTTCTTCATCAGTAACTTAATTACCTTGCGAATATTTGAACGGTCAATACCTGTTTCCTCTGCCATCTTCTCTACGCCCATGTAGTCTCCGTTCTGAGCGACAACAGCGTTTGTGTTTATTTGCAAAAACATCGACAACCTATGTAATGCTTTTTCTTCAGCAGGGGTAAACATATCTTTCTTATTCACGTATCTCCACACCTCCACCATTACTTTAGTAAATCGTTCAGCTTTCTGATATTGAATTTCGCCAGTATCTAGGTCTACTGACCTTTTCCTCATGGGCATTATCACCTCCTGTAAGGCATAACGGAAACCTCTCGTAAATAAGGAGTCTGTAGAAAAAATTTATAAAATATTTTTGGTAATTAGTTAATTTTCATGCCGTTATCCAAGAACACCAATAGCTATTTCGAAAAATAACTAATTACCAA